CATGCTATTAAACCCTCATTGCATTGTCTGCGGGTCGACAAACAATGCAAGAGCGATTAGAGACAACTTCGCTCTGGTTGCCGCGCTATGTTTTTGTCCTAAAGCCATAATAATCTACGTTGAAAAAATCCCTCGGAATAAAGAACCGGACGGGGCCGCGGTAAGAAGTTGTGTCAGTCGGAAATTGGGGCCCATTTCTGCATGCAAGGAACCCATCGATGCGTACGCCAACTTAAACGCGTGGAGCCGTGTTTCTAGGCGAGAATTCAGCATGCCGATAAAGCCACTGATCTTGCTCCAGTGATCGATCACGAAACTGAACCCCTGATCCGAGTAGCTCATGTCGGTGTCGATGGCGAACACGCCCTGACTGTACATCGCAACCAGCGTAGCCGCATCGATCAGCAACTGGCCGAACGCCGGGATCGGGAACGTCTGGAACGTGAGCTGGGTCAGGGGCTGGAAGCCGTTGATCTGCTCTAGGCCGCCCTGCAGGTATAAAGCCAAATTGGAATTTGTGTAGCCGACGGTCGATCCGGTGTCCTTCTGCGCCTTGTCGATCTGCGACCGCAAGCGCGGGAATAAACGAGCGACCGCAAGCGGATAAACAAGGAGGTATTGATACGCCTGCTCTTCCTCCCCGTCCGCCTCGCGCCGTGCGCCCCACAAAACAGTCTGAAGGCCGTTCGAATAAGTGTCGCCCTTGAAAACGGGAACCGTCGTCGGCGGCCTAGTCTCGATAAAATATTCTCCGTCCGCCTTCTTCTTGACATCGCCCGCCAGCAAACTACCCTGCCGTATAGCCTGATCGAACTGATTGAATTGCGCGAACTCAATCGTGTCGGGGTTGTAGCGTTGTATTTCCGGCTCGGCCTCCGCGTCGATCAGCGGTTTCATGGTGTCCTCAAAAAATACCGACAATCTTTTTTGCTGTCCCTGCAGGATAGAAAAAACACCTTCAGGCGATACAACCTCTTGTCGTCGCGGATCGATTGCGCTAATACTGCTCACATTTATGGTCATACGTATGCCCCAATTGCAACGGCCATCTTCTTGCGAATTTCGGGCGTTCTTATATAAATACCACTAGGCATAAGTAAACCCACCCAATACTTGTGCAAACGTAAAATCAGGATTCTCCACTTTCAAATCTTGCGGGCCTGTTCCCGGAGGCGCTATCACCTTCAACATCGTCGCACTAATGAATGAGATCGATCCTGATGGCATTACGCCAAAAGACACCGTGCATCCGTCAACGAAATTCGTGCCCGTGATAGTCACCAAAGTACCTCCGGCTTCGGGGCCGGTGGCGGGGGTTATGGCCACTATCGACGGCTGGGGGGTCGGGATCGGGCTTGCCGCCGTAAACTGCTTGATCTCCTGTAACTGATACAACGGCTGGCTCGTTACGTCGGCCACCAACACATAACCGCCCGGTTCAACCAGTATCGGCCACTTCCAATTGCCGACCTGATCGCTCTCTCCGATACCCTTGGCGTAGGCGACGATGTCTTTGTTTCCGGCGTTCCAGTCCGCCTGCGTGAAAATATAGAACCTAACGCCCGCCAACGGTACGCCGCCAGAAACGATCAGTAACGGGGTCGGATCGGGGATCGTTCCCCCGTATGCCTCCGACAATACGACCGTGCCCAATCCGGCCACCTGCCGCAAAATATCAACCAGTGGGTCTTGCGCTTGAACTTGAATCGTTATTATGAACGTCGTAAATTGTGCGGTCAGACTGAACAATACGATACCGTAAATTCCCACCTCGCCCAAGAACGAGCCGTCTACGGTTATTTCGTACATGCCCGTTCCCAGCTCGGTAAAATCGGACGGAGGAATCGTTCCAATGGTCGGTGCCGCGTGAGGCGGCGCATAAATAAATCCCACGTCCCCGGCAACCAATCCAGAGACAGGCAATCCATCTTTGAACGCCAGAAACGATATGGTTATGCCGACGTCTTTTTGAGCCAGCATGCCATAATCAAAATACGTGGCCGTCGGTCCAGCCGCCACCTGCAAATTAATCGTATAAAAATAATTGCTCGGCCCACCACTAGCGTACTCAAACTGAATTCCATACGTTCCGGGTGTGACCAGATTCGAGCCATCTAAATCATACTCGTAAGCGCCATCGCCTAATTCTCGGAAGTTCGCTCCGCTGATCGGCAGTACCACCGGAGCGCCTCCCGGAGCTATCAAGGTAACGGCAATATCGGTATCTACCGCGCCTGTTATCGGATTTTGAAATGCCGCTCCGTATGCGCCCCCAGACGTTATACAAAACATTAGCGTCAGGGATTGCCCCGTGACGACCTGCCGAGCGTATGGGAGCAAATACATAACGACTCCTTAAATCTTACCCGAAGCCTTTAACGCCGCGACCGCGATTTCGAGAAGCAGGGACATCCAATGTTCCGGCACTTGAAGGTTCGGAACCTCCGTCAGAATGTCCTTGCCGATCTGATCGAGAGCCGCTTGGCGCTTCTCCGCGTTCGATGCGGAGGCCATGTTTTTCGCCACGTTCAAAACAATCTTCATGGCCAGACCCTTGTTGGCGTCCAGGAACTCCATGAGTTGCGGCGAAACGTTGGCCTTAAACCAGCCAACGAATTTGTTTGCGGCTGACGCCACGCCCTTGAAAAACTTGCCGACTTTTTCTTTCCACGTACTCATCTTCTTTTCCTCCTTGTTAATGGTTTCCTGTTCCGGCGTACTCGCGTTTTCCTCGATTTTCGGACTCGAGACTTCCGCCACCGCCTGTTCCGATACAATTGTATTCTCCTCGATTTTCGGACTCGATTCGTCTGTCGTCTGTTCCGGCATACTCGTACTTTCCTCCGCGCCCGAATTATTCTCCTCGATATTCGAAACCGAGTCGCCGGTTTTTTTCGATCTTCGCTTGCTCATCTTTTTACCGTTCCTTCTATTTGATCCGTCTGCGGTTTTGCGAACATGGCTTTTGCCTGCTCGACCGCCACACCGACAACGCCGGGGATGTACTGGTCAAGGCTTACACCTTGTCCGCTAAGAGCCTTTACCGTTTCGGCTCCAAGCACCTCTTTCATTTTCGATGTCGCCCGCTTGTTCGCCTCGGATATTTCTTCTAGAGTGAGCTTGCGATCATCGCCCGCGCCCCTGAGTGTTTTCACGTAATCCTCGTAGACGGCCTTTGCCACGGCCGGGGCCATAGCCTCGATCTGCGCCAGCATTTGAAGCAACAATTCATTCTTGGTCTTCGACTTCGCCAGCGCCATCGCGCCTAGGAACGCCCGCAGAAACAGGGGAGTCGCCACGGTGATAACCACTCCTAGTATCTGCGCCAGATAATAAAGATTCTCCGGCGACGACCACTGGCTTGCCGGAGCCGTCTCGTCCGCCGCAAGCGCAATCGTTGCACTTATTGCAACCGCCATTATAGTCATTCCCGCCACCAACGCCTTTTTCATTCTGTTCCCCTTTCGATCTCATTATTAACGAGTAAAATACGCCCACAAAGCAGAAGCCACCCATATAATAATCGTAACCACCGTCGAGGCTACCACTGCCCAAACCCCGATCTTAGTTTTCCAAACCAAGGTTTCCTTCTCTATCAATTTCAGCCTCGCATCCATCTCCGAGGCTTTTCCCATCATTCTACTATCCACATCTGTCACTTTTAGCGTCACCCTACTATCAACCTCTCCTATTCGCTTTCCATGCTCCAGACATTTCCCATCGCACATTGCATATACATCTCGATCATTCTCCCTAACCGTAGTCTTTATTTCGGCTATGTCCCCCTCTATATCCTTGAGAGCGGACGCGGTCTTCCCGATAAACTCGACCACCCGGTCGCGGAACGCCAAGTCCCGACCATTTCCGTTCCCCTCCGTATTCGGCATTATTCAACCTATGCCTTCTTTGGCGACATCGTTAATCCGGCACAAAACATATCCGACGGTCTGCGTGGCCTTCTCATTTCTATCTTGGCCTTGCGAATGCTCTGCGCGGCGTTCTCTACGTCCTCCATCGCACAGTCTATCATCCGCAGAACGTCATCGTCTGTCATATCTTTGTCGAATTCTGTTTTCTCTTCCTTCTTGTCCACTTTTATCTCTCCTTTCACCACGTATATCCCTTTGCGGTCAGATCAGCCTCTACCGCCGTCCGAATATCCGCGTCGCTTACGGTGGACTCAAAAGAATAGACCAGTCTGTCCACCGGAGTTCCGTCGATGTCGGGAATAACCCGTTTTAACGTCAGAGGATTACCGTCGTAGTCCTCGTCCTGTACCTGAGTGATTGTCAGATTTAGCGCCATACGTTCTCCTTTATCCCATCGCCTGCCAGTCTACGTTACCTGTAAAATTGGTGGCGAAACGGACGATAAACCCGGACTTATATCCGTTCGTAGGAGCCAATTTGTACGGCGTGGACGGCGATCCAGAATCGTCCAACGTCAGAGTGATCGTCGGCTTCTTACTAAACGGCCTAGCAAAAATCGCCTCGGCGGATTTAGTTCCGTTGAAAACCAGCGTCCCAAATATCACGTTAGTTCCATCCGCAAAATGCTTAGGCATCAGACCATCTCCTGAGTAATAAGCGTACCAGAGTCGTCTACTACGATCCGCCATCTCGTATTATCGGGCGAACTAAGAATCAGCTCGTCGAGAAACTCTCCGATCTTAGTTACCTCTCCTATCTCGTGAGCCGGATTGATCGGACAAACCGTTGGCGGCGTTTCCGAGTTGGCTTGTACTACCCCGTCTACCGAACAAACGATATTCCATACACCTAGATTGGCCATTATATCCTCCTCAAATTGATCGATACCTGAACGTCTTCTATGTTACTTGCCGTGAGCCTTACATAAATAGCGTCCATATCGGAGAACAAGAACCGATGAATTCCCGCCGCAAATCTACGCTGATAATGATTGGACGTTCCGACGCCCCCGAAGTTCGTATCGGTAATGTCCAGAATTGCCACATTCGTTCTTGCCGATCCATCAAAGTGGTATATCTCCAAACGAACAGAGTTGGATGCGGACCGAGAACGACAGGACAGATCGACGTCTATAAGATCGCTATCTGGCAAATCCTCCCCGTACATCCCGTGCTTGTACAAGTCGGCGACTACGCTTAAACCTCCCACCGAACTAAGCGTGACCGTCCCAACCCACAGTTTATCGGGCATATAATATCCGGTCAGCCCGGCACCTATAACTATGTCTTCTGTATCGCCCGGAGCGGTGGTTCCGGTATCTCGATTATACGACGTTCCGGTGATTCTGAGCGTTCCCGCCGCCACTATCGAGGTTATATTAACGAGCAGATGGAACCTATTCATTAACGTAACTGTCGGACTAGACCCTCCATTTACGGCCTGTGCCGCCGCTACCTGCCCCTGTACTCCAAACAAATGATGCGAGGAGTTACCGGGGTTTGCTAACGTTACATGTAAAGCAATAACGTCTACTGCGTCGGCTTCGGTCGCAAACGGGTTCGTAGCTGAAGGGGCAACCGCGTTCCGTATCGCGTCATATTCGGACTGATTCAACGGTTGCGGATTCTGCGACGTTCCACCGTCCGGTAGCGCGTCTTCTACAAATAAGCCTTTTACTTCGTCGGGCATATTATACTCCCATTAAAAGCTCGACTCCGAGCAAAGCCGTGTCCGATCCGTAAGTGTCATTTACGTTGGCCGGGTCTCTCTTGAGTTCAAACAGCACCAGATCGTTCGCGGCTATCTTTCCGAAGGTCAGATCGACGTCCACGTCCGCCGTTCTTAAATTCGCGACTATCGGACCTCCGACAAGCGGGTTCGCGGTAAAAACGTCGGTCGCCACCGGAGCGGTCAGAGAGTCCGTTCCTCCGATATACGCCACGTTAATATCGAACCAAACCTTTTCAAGCACTCCCGGAACCGCCGTGTGCGCGAGATTGAATCTCAAGCGGAACATCGTGCCGGGCCCGTACTTGAAATCCGGGATATAAAGCTGTCCGTACAGGGAACGAGCGGCGCCTACTCCGGGGAACAACCACGCTTCGGCTGTGCCGATCACTCCCTTTGTAGGACCTCCAGCCAGAGCGAACATCGACGAAGGCGTTAAATAAATCACCCTAGCCTTCGCGAAATCGTTCAACACGGTCTCTACGTCTGGCTGAAGAATACCATCAAACAGATTATCCGCGTTCAGAATCTTAATCGTCTCCGCGTGAACCTGTGGAATAAGTGACGCTCCGCCTGTCCGCGAATCAAACGCCGTGGCTCGAACAATTAACGTTCCACCCTGATCGTCAATATCATCTCCGGTATTGCCAATAATCGATCCGCCATCTACCGTCACCGACACGGTGGTTCCAAGCATTCTCAACCCATTATTCCCGTTCACCGTTATCGAGGGTTGCCACAGAGCAACTTGCACTCCATCCTCTATTTCTATTCCGGCGTCTCCATTTACCACAGATGTAAGACCGTCGAAATAACTGATAGAAGCCGATAAATCGGTTACTAGCACCCCTTGTTGCGCGGCTCCGGCGACTATTACGTCGTCGGCCTTCCTGTACGGGAATAGCGGTCTAGGATTTTCCGTATCTACCAAAGCCGAGAACCCTAGCGCGGCATTGGCCGTACCAGTTGGGTTCACAGTTATATCGTCCGCGGCAGTGGTTCTGATCTCAACAAAATTAAACCTTACCACGGCCTCGACGTTAATTCCTGTCGCGTTGATCGTGGCCGCGACCGCCGTCGCCGTCGCTTCTCCGGTAAACGTAAACGTCTCTTGAGCTAACGCGCCGGGAGTAACGTCCAGAGTTCCGACAATAGCTCCGGTAATATCTACCGTATAAACGGCCTTCGTATTACGCAAGAACCATCCGACATCCTGCAAAGGGGCCTGCGGCAATACGAACATATTGAACAATCCGCCGACTCCGGTAGATACCGTGTAGCCTCCGGCTACTCCGTCCCCAAGTATAAAGGCGCTTACCGGGGCAATGCTTCTCGCCCAGCAATAATCGGGCAAGTTTACCCGTTCGGGATACGCTCCAGGATGCACTTCAAGCAGATATTTACGATCCTCGGCGGGCCGCTCTCCAACCGGAAGCGAGTTAAGATACGCGATTGCCGCCGCGAACGTCGAAAACCATTGGCAGTCCCGAAAGCCCGATGTGCCTATCTGCAAGCGGCGCGAAAATCGAACATCGGGGAGTTTAAGCGACCCGCTCATTACCAAGCTCCCACTTCAAAGTTCATGCCGCCGGACGCGCTTCTAATAAATACGCTTGTGGCATGCCTGTTATCGTAAGCCGTCTTTTCTCCGGGAACTATGGTATCATGCACATCGATACCATCAAAACTAACCTCGATATTCTCCGCACTATCGGGATCATTTCGTACCATAATCCCCTGACTCTTAAATCCAAAAGTCAGTTCATTGTCCGCAAAATCATTCGTGGTCGTTCCGGTATCGTAAAACTTTCCCGATACTCCGCCGGTCTGTGATGCCACCATCACGTTATCTGTGCCCGCGTCCAGTTCCACCGCTATTGTGGCGTTTTCAATCGTAACCGCGCCCAACTCGGTTACGCCATTGAGTATCGCAGTTTTACTCATAATTTACCTCTTTAGAATAACGTCTAGCCGCATAGCGGCAGTTGCACCAACCGTCGTAAACTCGAGCCATTCTTTCGGCCCCATTATAAAATCGAAAGTTAAAATAAGGGATGTTGCAACAAGTGCAATACGTTTATCGAGCGACCACCGCAAGCCATTCGCGTCAACCACTTCCAAATTCGTATTCTTAGCCTCCGCGCCACACACCAGCTTGACTCTCTGAAGCGTTCTCCCGGTGCCAGTGTCGATCCAATTTATCAAACCTTTTCCCACCGTACCGTCGAACTGAGCACCAGCCTCAATCCACTGTTCCCATTCTTCGTGTACGTTCATCCCCGCATTGGAGGCGATGGTATTAAACGTGGTTTGTTTCGGTGCGACAGCCATATTGTTTCCCTTCGGATAATAGCGGGCGGAGGATGCCCCCGCCCGCCTCGTTTATTCTTTATGCGTCCGCGGGCACAGACTCTCCCGCTTCGGCGGCCTCGCTAACCTCGACCAACTTCTTCTGTTGTTCGGTCGCCCATTTGCGAACCGCTTTGTAGCCGACGTTGGCGCGGATGTAGTCGAAGTCCTCGATCTGCAACGATTGCGTCTCGGCCACCAGCTTCAGGTCGGCCAAAAGAACGCTCGCATCCGGCCATTCGTTCTGCGGTATCTGCTTCGAAACCTTCTGGCAGATACCGAGGATGCGAGGATTGATAACCTCGCCCTCGTCGACTATCTCGTTCGCAACGACCTCTTTCTTCTCGCCGAACCGCTTGCCATCCTTGACCACTTTGTGGATCGGGGCGGGAGCGGCGGCCTGTTCCCTATCCTGTCGGAGCATGTACCTCTGCTCCTCGATCTCGGCTTCGCGCTTCAACTCCTCGGAGCTCTTGCCGGAGTGTTTCTGCTTTTCTTTATAGTAAGCTTCGAACTCTTCCTGACTGAGCAGGAGGATGCGCGGCGGGTTCGCCATGATCATTTTTCGGAAATCCGAACTCTGTTTGACTTTGGCAAACGCGATGTTGTTGGTGAGGACGATGGGATCGCGGCTCATCTTCAGGCTGAAATACTCTTGGTCGTCGCCAGAGCCGAAGATCATGCTTACGATACCGCCGGAAACGTTTTGAATGTAGATGTCTTTTTCCTCGCGGAAAAACTCGGTAAAACTCGGAACCTTCATCTTGTTACTCCTCCGTATATCGGGCGAATCCACTGTTCGCCGAAGTTGAATAGCAGGAGGGTTCTTGGAGATTAAAGTAGCTTCGCTCCCCTTGAGAAGCCGTCTGGCTTTTGCCGGGGTCGTAGGCAGTAAGAATGTTCCGGTACCATCCAGCACATGTACTCCCATCTTGCCGCTACTTTTATCATTGGCCAATTTTGTCTCCCGCTTTGTTGCGGTTCTCTGCTTGCGCAGGTAGTAAAATCGGGGGAGGGCGGCGACCCTTGCGGAGCCGCCCCCCTTGCCGATTGGGTTTCTACTTGTGGCCTCTGGCGACGGACCTGGAATTCACGACGGCGAAGCCGACGATCTGGGCGAACGCCCATCCTTTCACGAGTTCCTGATTGGCGTACTTATTGAACGGTTCGCTGAAGAGCTCCACGCGGATGCCCTCCTCGCCCAAGTACTCCGAACCAGTTACCGCGTAAACGGTTCCAGCCGGGACGACTTCTTCCACACCCGTTCCCGCCGCAGTGATTATCTGCGAGTTGAGGATGTTTCCGATGTAGCCCGCCAAAATCAATTCGCGCTCGGTGACGGGGTCGACCGAAGCGGACATCGTTTTCACGATATCCGAAAGCTCCTGACGGTTAATCAGGAACTTCTCGACCACGAGACGCCATCTTTCCACCTGATATCGGATGTCCTCGAAAGGCCCGATGCTCAGCGTTCCGAAGAACGTGTTGGCGTTCACCGTCTGCGAAGCTCTGTCCAGCAATGCCAAGGCCGCGCGGTCTTCTTGAAGCTCGATCTCCTGACGTGCGGTGTCCTGTGCGCGGTCGAGCACGTCGAAGTTCATCTGGTAGATGTCCTCGATGTCGACCGTCGGGAAGCTGGCGATTTTGAATTCGCTCGGTTGAATGTAACGGCCATAAACACGAGACTCGATGGCCTGACCATCCTGACCGACGACCCACGCCGTCGCACGGACGTCCTTCGCAATACGGAACAGCTCGCCCTGCGCCAACGGACGGACGCGGAATATCTTCCTTGCCCAGCCTTCGTAGTCGATGATGTCCTTGATCGGGAGCAGGAGCTCCTGACCGACGATGCTGAACCCCTCTCCCGTCGGGTCTTTAAGGGCGCTCAAAAGGATGTCTCTTCGAGCCTCTTTCGAAAGCCCGTTGTCCCTCTTCGCGGTCTTGACCGGCGATTCACGCGTTACATTGTCTAGCAAGTACGCGATCTGTTGGAGCGCGTCCTTCTTGTCGTAAGCGTTCAACTCGCCGGAGGCCGTAAACATGCGGCCCTTACCCGAACCTAGCGCCTTACCGACGGACGTACGTCCACCGTAGGGGCGCGGGTTAAAGGTACCAGTCTCGTCGTACTTCTCGGCCTGTCTGCGACTCTTCGGCTCGCTGGCGACGCGATACGGTACGTTAGTTTTGCGATACGGATTTCCCATTTCTATTCACCTCCTCTCATTTAAATTTGTTACTATCTATAGCCAGCGGGGTTGCCCCCGCAAACTACGCTACTGTCTACGACACCGTCGGGTTACCCGCGTACTCGACTCCGAGGAACGGGTCGGTCGCCGTCGGCACCTGCGCGACATTGCCAACGTACGGGCCTTCCGCGATGTCTGTGGTAAACAGACCCGCGAGAGCCGCTGTCACGCCGCCAGCCGCATACAACGCCTCGTTTACGGTGTACGTGATAGCCGTGTCGTACTGGGTCGTGAACACGAGACTCCAGTCATTGATGACCGTGATCCGGTTCTGGTTGACCGAAACATCGTCGACGAAGTTGAAGAAGTTGCGGCCTTGGAAATCGAGGTCTCGTTGCGAAAGCTCGAACGTGTAGGTAACCAACACGGTCTCGCCGTCGGCGATAGTACCAGCACCGTTTCTGGTGATCGTACCGTTAGTCGTGTTGGCGGAATAGTCGCCGGGATCGGCGTACGGAGCGCCCGCCAAACTGGTAACCCTTACGTTTTCCACGTTCGCATGCTTAAGGTTGTGCGCCGTGACCCCGGGCAGAACCACCGCCTCGCCTACCACCGGAGCCTTGAGAAACAACGACTTGTTCCACTTGGCGACACCCATCGGCTTCACGCCAGCGCACGGGATAATCAGACCGGATGCGTTTCTTGCGACCAACATACCGGCCCTGAACTCCGCCGTGGGATCGGCCTCGTAAAATCCACCCGCACGACCTATGATGGTTCGTCCGAGATCGAGACCGTTGCTGAACGGGAAATTTGCCGACGGAAAAGATTCAAGACGTCCTGGAATTAATACCATTTTATTTCACCTCCTCTTATTACTACGCACCTAAACGTGCGGTACCAACTTGTTAGCGCCCCAACAATTTGGGGAACTTATCGAAGAGCGGGGTCTTCAGCGCGTCGCGCAAGCTGGCATGCCTGCCCGTGCCCCTTGCCGCCCTGCTCGTGTCCGGAGTCGGGGCGAGTATCATGTTGCCCCGCGAAGCCATGCGCCTACGCGCCTTCTTTTCGGCTTCTTCCTCGTCGGCTTCCTCTAGCTCCTCTTTGGCCTCTTCTTTTTCCTCGGCGGCCTCTTCTAGCTCTTCCTCGGCCTCCTCCATCTCCTCGTCCGCCTCCTCTAGCTCCTCCATCGCCTCTTCTTTCTCGTCCTCTTTGCTTTCGCCGAACTGAGCCGACCTAGATCGGGCATCGACAGGGCGGAGCTTCCTAGTGTCGGCCTCGATCTCAAGGAATGCCTCTTGCGACATCCCCATGAACTTCATCGCCTGCCGCACAAGCGACTGGGCGTATTGATTGCCGCCCGCAGAGAAGGCGGCTTCGATTATCGTGTAGATGGTGTCCGCGTCGACCGGGTTGATCGGAACGTTCCAATTGCCGGGTTGATCGAGGACATCGCCGAATGCCGTCTTGAGTTCGCATTGTTCTTGGTTGAGACGCTTGCGCTCGGCGGCCAGAAGCAATGCGCGGGCGAATCTCTCGGTGTAGGCTCGCTTCCAGTTTTCTGTCTGTTGGTTGCTCTTGTTTGCAATCCTCTTTTCGAGGTCGGCGACAATCATGTCGAAGTCCTTCGCCGCGACCATAACCCTATCGTCCTTGCTCGCATCTCGTTCCAGCTTGTTCTGTTCGGAAACATTGCTACCGCCCGCATCCCACTCAACCGTCGTATTTGCGGTTTCGGGATCGATGCCAGTGACCTTGCCTCCGTGACCGTCTTGTTTAACGCGGTCGCCCGGCTGGAATTTCGGCGAAGGGCGATACTGGCCTTCTTTGCCGCCCGGCACATCGCCCTTGTTTTTCATGCTCCAAGCAAGCGCCCACGGATTGTCGATCTCGTCGTGCTTCTTCGTTTGCTTGACCGTGCCTTCCCAACCCGGAGGAGCGACGGCAACCTTGCCTGCGCCCTTCGGAGCCGGAGTCGATGGCATAAAGTAGCCCGGAGTTGTTTCTACGCCGCGTTGCTGACCAGCGGACGGGTTTCCCGGCTCCATATAGAAACCCGGGGCCGTCTTGATTCCCGGCAGGCCCTTGCCGACTTCTTTCGCCGTGCTCTGGCCGATTTCCTGTTCGTTCTGAACATTCGGGGGCAATGTAGACTGCGCTCTCATTACCCACGGGTTTCTTGAGTATTGGCGCGGCATCGTATTGCCGGGCGGCACTTGACCGGGCGGAACAGGTCCGGGTATTTCCGGAGGCCGATTCGGTGGAAGCGGAATCTGGCCGGGCTCGCCGGGCTGTACCGGGAAACCCGGATCGTTGCCGGGCTTCCTTACATCGTCGCCGGGCAACGGCGCGGTCTGGACTCCGGGATCCTGCAAGTTCCTCTGGTCGAGTTGCGCCCGCATAACCCACGGATTGCGTCGGGATGCCGACCGCATATCAGTCGTCCTACCCGACAGCACCGGATCGGCCACCGTCTTTGGTGCCCTCGGTTGTCGCATATCGCTCATCTGGCGGTCGAGGACGTTTACGCCGTCGGCGGAGGGAACGCTTCCGAGGTCGAAGTCCGTCGTCCTGCCGCTTTGCACCGCGTCGCCCAACGTCTTGACAGTGTGGGGCATCCGGTTATCGGTCTGCTCGCCCCCGCCCGTCGGCGAAGCGGAGTTCGGAGTGCGTTTCGTCTTCGTGTCGAACCCCGGCCTCGCGCCAACCGACTGATCGGCGGCGGGGTCGGAAAGCGGGATAAAATCGCGCACACCGCCCCCCACCACGCCCGTGTCGGAGGCTTGGGCTACACGCCCGCCCCGCTGTTTGAGCGTCGCCACAAGCCCGATTCTCGCGACGTCTTGCAGGATACGAGTCGCCTCGACATCCGCCACGCGCTTAGAAGCTTGCTTGGGGGCTGGCAGGGCCGCCACGACCTTGCCGTTGTTGTGCAGGACGAACCACGGGGAGCCAGCTTGCCGCTCGATCCGCATCGCCCGATAAATGTTGAGATAAGGGTAACGACTTGCCATAATTCCTACTTCCTCCGTGGAGAGTTGATCGTCCTCGCGCTCTTTCTCTTCCTTGAAATTCCGAATCGTGCCTTTACCCCCCGCGTCCGTGCCAGTGTCGAACTCGCCAGATGCTTTGGGATGCGGCTTGGGCGGCAACGCATTGCTCTTACTGCCAGCGCCGTATTGCGCCTTGCGTTTATTGTTTTCCGCTTCGGTTAGCAACTTGCGCGATTCATCTTCAAGGGCGGCGCGGTTAGTCGAGCCACCGATTTTTTCTTGACGCTCTTCTTGCTCTAGATCGATGTCCATTTTTTATTCGACTCCCATCGTGAGTGCCTTAATTACGGCGGACGGTAAAACCCCTGCATTCTTTTGAAGGAAACGTTGCGCTACGTCGCGCTCGGAATCGCTCATTCCCTTGCGGGAGGCGATGATGAGCTCGGTCGTCCGCGCCGTCGGGTCGGCGGGATCGCCAACACTCGACAACTCTTCGAACTCGACATCGAAGCATCGCTCGAATATAAGTTGACCCGTCCGACGATCCTTCGCCATCTTCTGGCTCTTTATGTGATCGCAAAAGTCGGAACGGGAATAAGCGACGTTTTCGCAGACGGAGCAAATCGTAAATCCGCAGGAGCACCCCATCGAAAAACCATCGATGCTCCCGGTCTTTATGCCCTTCGCCAGCACCGCGTCTTTCGTTTTATCGAAGGCCACCAGCGTCTCGACAAACTCCCTGTCGCTGTTCTTGTCGTTATAGTGAGCATCCAGAATCACGCCCCGCGCCCCCTTCGGGTCTTCGCTACGATGATTTAAGCAAAACGGCTTGTATTCGTAGCTCCTATAAACCCGGCGGCCAAAACGAGGCTCAAACCGAAGAAGCTCGTCCTTCGGAAAGGCATCCCCGTTATCATTGGGTATTTCCACAGAGTTGGCCTTGCAAGCCACCAGTCCAAAGTCTTTTGGGTTCGGGCTGATATCGTAAAGGCTGGAGACGCGATCTAGAACTTCCGAGAGGTCGATCCGGAGACCCGACCGCGAGAAGTAGCTGACGCGGCCAAGCTTGGCGGCCATACGGGTATTAAAGCGGCCAAAACCGCCTTCCACCTCTCCGACCGCCACTATTGATACTTTTGCATGCTTCTTAAACGACACTAGAGTCCTCGCAATTATAAAACTATGGTGTTTTCTTGGGAGGTTTATTTGTTAAATCACCCGCCAACTTGTGCTTTTTCGCAAGTTCGGCCTCTTCGCGGTCGCCACTCGCCTTCTTGTTCTTCGGCGGCTCCGGATTCAAAACCGCATAGTCCTTGCTGGCATCGCCGGTTTTCTTAAACGCCATTTGTTATCACCTCCTCTGTGTAAATCTTATCCACCAAGCCGTCGAGCCGTTCCGTCGCCGATATCCGCTTGAGCCACCGGACATCATGCGGCACGATCACAAACTTGCTCAATAAATGCTTCAGATAGTCCTCGTCCTTGGGTACGATCTTGCGCCGCCGCATTAGCCTTGCCCCATTTACGGATTCGGTCATGTAAACGACGATGCTCTGGTCGACATAACGGTCAAATAACTTCTGCAATATCGGATCGCTTATCCGGCCTATTACTCGCCCGTTCCCCGCGTCGTGCCCGAACACCGCCAAGTTCCTGTCGCTGTTTTTATCTCGAACCAACGCGACAGTCTTCTCGGACATCGCGCCGAATGCGCCCCGTTCCATCTTGGCGCGGACTCGGATACCATTGTTAGTAATCCATTGACGCACCCGATTCTTTTCGGACTCCTCTTCGATTTCGCCCAGCGCTTTATTGACGACGTCCTGCGACACCTCGCCCGCCGCGCTCACATTCTTTAGTATGAAAAATTGGGCTTTTTCTTTATCCATTATCGCCATCCTCTTTCTTTAGATCGACCATCAACATCGGCATCCGACTCAGCCGGACTTTCAGCTTGTCGCATGGGCAATCCACGACCTCGAAACACTCCGCGCTCAACGGGAACGGGCAAGTATATCCACGGCAAACTATCCGCCCACTCCCGACGTTCTCAGAGCGCCGGGGTATCGATAAACTCTTTGTTGGCGAAAATTTCATTCTTCAATATCTCGTAGGTCTCCGCATCTCTTGCCTGCAGTCGAATGCCGTCCTTGACGTAGTACACCATCGACTCCTCGAACATGGATTGCGGGCTTTCTCCCGCCTGCGCCGTCACAAATCGATTCAGCGTAGTCGGGATATCGTTTTGGATGAAGCGGCCCGATTCGATTTCCCAAACCGGATCAAACCGCCGCCATGTAACTATCGTCTTAACATCTTGCGCCTTTAGGCTAAGTTGCTTCAACGAGGATTTAGCTTCCTTGTCGTTTTTATCGCGGAATCCCTTGTTGAGTTTTACGCACTCGGCGATCCCCACCCACACCTTGCGCCCTGGCATGTCCGGCCCAAAAGTGGTGGCCATCGCAAGGGCGGCCCGCGGCTCGATATCGTCCGGAGCCACGCGCTCGTTCGCGGTCTCGAATAATGTCTCGAACTGCTTGCGGATATCCGAACGCTCCTCCCATATGTTCTGCGCCCACGTCCGAATCATCGTCGAGGTGGCATCCCCCTTCTCGGCGGAAAACATACTCACGAATGTCGTCCCGTTCGGCGCGGTCCAACTGACGACCTGATTCCGCATATCCTCTTTCGGGGCGACCGTCTTGAGGAATTCTGGATGCTCGGCCACGTCCGCCACGAACTGAACGTTGGTTGGAAATTGATCCCGCAGGGGCGACTTGGCCACGGCCTCATTTACCAGCCCCTCTAGCATTTCCGCTTCCTCGACGGGCACGTTCTGAAACTGCGCTACCGGGGTGTCTATATTTTTGAGGACATCCTCGATGGACAGTACGTTCGGGTCAAAGCCATGATGCGCCTCCGGGAACCTTTCGGGGTTGGCCATGTACTCTTTCTCGAACTCCTCGTACGTCAGGCCGGTGATAATTGGGGTCGGCCAGCACCTACAATTGGGATGAGTAAGCTTGGCGAGCAGGGGGTGCGGCAACTTGAGCAACTCTTCGATGCTAAACTCCGTGCCGTTGTACCCCTTGCACAGCTTGCACACTTTATGGTCGAGGTGGGAATTGAATCGAATCTTCTGGATGCCCTGCTCTTCATACCCACGCAGGGTCGCCGCCCAATACGCCCCCAGAGACTCCGTCCGCATTATCCGCTGTACCTTCCATAACTGCTCGTCGTACAACTTGTGTATTTCGTGTCGGAGCTCCTCGCGAGCGCCGGGCAACCCGTCGGTATCCTGTTCTTTCAGACTGCGCTCCTGTCGGATGACTTCGTTGGCCATCTCGACCGGGTTTTTTTCTAGGTGCGACGGGTCGGTCAGTTTATCCAGTATCATCTGGCGCAGGTCTTTATCGCCGATGCTCTTGACCTTGCTTAAAGCCGAATTTGTTATGGTGTCCAACACGATCCGGTCGTCGAGCGTATCGATGGTAACCGCCACGCGGCGCATCCCGCGCTTGGCCAGCTTATCCTGTTTCTTTTCCTCGAATCCAGTCGGGCCGTAGGCGTAAAGCTTGCCATTATGGTAAACGCCCATCAGGGCATTTTTAAGGTCTTGCCTTGTCACGTTCTTGCCGAGCTCGCGGGCTCCTCCCGCCATTAGCTCGACCAGCACGTCGGTCGTTATCGGCATCCCCCTGTTCAGTGACTCTTCGACCTTCGCCCAGACCGCCTCGAAGGAATTCTCCCAGCCATCGGCCACGGAGTTTTCCATCTGCTTGATGTACCGCTTGGCATCGTCGGGGATGGGGATTCGATCAAGAACTTTCTGCCACTCCTCCCTGCTCTCGTAGTTGGCGGGATCATCAATTTCGGGGGTCTTTATCTGACCCCCTTTGACAAAAGGGAGGTCGTGCTCGTGTTCGTGCAATTGGTTGCCGCCGACGCGCTTCGCCTGCTTTTCCGCCATCTGCGACGAAAGCGAGAAGTTTGTCTTCCGGTATGGATTGCGCGATCCGATCCCGACCAAGAACTTATCGTTGGATTTCTTGGGCTCCTCTAGCGGCTTGCCTTCCATCATCGCGCCAAGGGCTTCGTCGGAAAGCGATCCGGTATCCTCCGGCAGTTGCGATTCGAAGTCTCGAAGTTTATCCATGTTGGCGGGGGGCAATATCCGCGCAAGCACCAGCTCCTGCCGATACCTCTCGATCTCGTCGTCGGACGCGCTCTCCATGTCGGCCATAAATTCCTCGATGTAATCCCACGCGTCGTCCCATCTGTCTCCGCCGATCAGTTTCATAAATTGGGTCGACTTGCTCAACGGGAACCACCGTTCGTTGTCGGTCTGGCCGGATATCAGCAATTCCTTGAGATCTTCCAGATCGGCATCGCCCTGCTTCCGAGGCTCCCCCGATTCGGGGTCGCCCATCGGCTTCGCCTCCTCCGTCTTTTGGGGCTTGTGTGCCGCCGGAGGCGGTTGTCCCTGCTGTGGCTGTGGTTGGGCGGGCTGTGCGCCGGGGGTCGCTTGTGGAGGCTGTGGGGCGCTGGCGCACCCGGGGCCGCCGGACGTTGCTGACCGCCGGGGGGCATACCCCCGCCAATCAGGTTGGACAGCATCGGCGGGGGAGCCAATCCGATTTCTTGCTCGAACTTTTGCTCCTGCA